AGAAGGATGGCAGAACACAGGAGCTTTCTTTGCAAAGTTCCGTGGAAACTGGACACCTAATACTGCTTACCACGCTACGGACTATGTAGTTATCGAGAACATCGTTCAAATTTGTACAGAAGATCACACGTCATCGCTGTTGCCGAACCGACAAAAGTTCATTGCGCTGGTCGGTGCTCCTTCATTAGGTGCCTTATCTCAGGTAACGCCTACAGCAGATTCTTTAGTATTCTTTACAGGTGACAATTCTTCTGCGTTATGTACGCTGACACCTTACGCCCGACAGCTTTTGGACGATAGAAACCCTGCTGAAATGAGAGGAACGCTCCAGCTTGGTGACTTTGCCACAGAGAATCACAACGGCTGTAAGGCAATCAAGATGGTCGAGCCATTGACGTTGAACGATGACCCGACAGTTTCGCTTCATGCTGCGACCAAGCAGTACGTTGACCGTTTGATTCAGGAGCTTGATGCTAAGAAAGAAGACGGCCTTGGGTACACACCGCTTGATATTGCTGGTGGAACCATGACAGGCCCTCTTTATACGTCACGAGACCCACAGGATGCAACAGAGGTAGCGACTAAGGCATACGTTGACGGTCGAATTGACGAGGCTGATTACCTTGACTTAGCTACAGGCGGCACTGTAAACGGCCCTGTAACAATCAAAGCAGGTAATAACACATTTACGGTTAGTTCTAACGGAATTACCTACAACGGAAAGAACCTTACGTGGGACGGAAACCTTACAAAGGAACAGGTTATTAGAGCTTTGGGCTATACACCGCTTCCTGACACTAACCCAACCATTCATGGCGACGCTTATTGCGAAGGACAGTTACGAGCAAAAGGCGACATTATTGCCTTTACCTAGGAGAACCAATGGAGAAAAACAAGATTCAGATTGAGATCACCAACGATCAAGCTCGTAGAGCGTTAGCCGTACTTTCTCAGGGAAAGTATTCGGAAGTCGCAGACGTTATTTCTGCAATAGTCCTTGGCCTCAAGAACAAGGTTAAAGGGAAGGATGATGAAGACTAATGGAGCCAGTTACGAAACAAGACCTAGCCGAGATCAACCATAAGCTCGACGGCCTTACCGAGCTCATGGAACGTCTGACACGACAGGAAGAACGAAATAATTCTCACAGCCGAAGAATCGAGAACCTCGAAAAAGGATTGTCCGAGGTGAAAGCTGAATGTGCAAGTATCTCCTCCCAGTTGGAGAAGATCGTTAATCGCCTTTGGGGTGTGGCTTTTGTCCTCTCATTAGGTTTCACCTTATTGCAAGTATTCCTTAAGTAAACATCATGCTGTCAATTCTGTCTGCCATATTCGGCTTCTTAGCCCCGTTCATTCCTGAGGTTATTAAGACCTACCAACGTCATCAGGACGATAAACACGAGTTGGAGATGTTCCGCCTTCGTGTTGAACAGGCTGAGAAGGAGCACCTGTATCGCATGGACGAGATCGGTGCAATGGCAGACATTAACGAGACAGTTGCCATCCATCGGGAATCTCCGACAACTGGAATCCAACTGGTTGATACCGTTCGGCAATGGACGGAAGGAGCTTGGTACTCCCCGATCATTATGGTTCCAGGGTTCTTTATCTACGCTCTATTGGACGTTCTCAATACGCTGGTAAGACCCGCTGTTACCTACGGCATGATTTTCATGTACTGCTTGGTGAAGTACGGCTTGTACCTTGAGGCTATGAAAAACGGTATGCCGTTGGAAAGCACCGTACAACTTCTTTGGTCTGAAGATGATCTTGCAGTCCTGACGCTTGTCCTTTCCTATTGGTTTGGTGCAAGAAGTGCAAAGCAATTCTTAAAGGGTAAGTCCATTGAGTAAGTTGCCGGATGAAGTTCACGAGAAAGTATCTTCATTAGCAAAGCCGTTTGAGAAACTAGAACGTCTTGGAAAGGACGGACTTGTTTACGCATACCACGACCCTGTTGGGTATCCGACTATTGGGTATGGACATCTTCTTTCCCGTAAGCGTTACGAAGACCTAAAGAAGTTCAAACCCATTGAAAGAGAAGAAGCTGAAACTCTTCTTCAAAAGGACATTGAAAAAGCTGGATTGGCTGTATCTAGGCTGGTTAAAACAGAAGTAGATGTCGATCAGTTCTCGGCTCTAACGGACTTTGCATTCAATGTTGGAGCGGGAAACCTACAAATTTCAACGTTGCTAAAGAAGGTTAATAGACGAGATTTCGAGGGAGCTGCTTTGGAGTTTCCCAAGTGGATTTATTCAAACGGGATAAAACTCAGGGGACTTCTCAGAAGAAGACTTGCTGAGCAAAAGATGTTTTTAGGAGAGACGAGTGACAAAGGATGATTTGACGGCAGTAGACCCGATGATCGTAAAGAAGGTTGGGTATTTAAAAGAGTTTGTTAATTCCGATGGATGGAAACTTATTAAAGAGGAAATCCAAAAACAAATCTACGATCACACGATTGCCTTCGGCTCCAAGACGGAAATGTCTATCCATGAAATTGATTACCGCCGTGGAGCGTTACTCACCCTTAATGGCTTTCTCAGCTACCCCGACAATCTTCTTGAATCTTTAGAGAACCAATTACCGCTTAACGAATAGGAGAGACACGAATGGACGGTACAGATCAAGACATTATTAACCAAATTTCTAACCAGCTTTTAGGAGGAGCCGCAGGTCAACAAGCTCCTGTCTCCACACCTCCGCAGGATGCTACACCTCAGCCCGAGGTACCTACGGAACCTCCTAAAGCAGACCCTAATCCCACAGCTATTGAACAAGCAACTAAGCAGGGTGAGCCAAAGGACGGAGAAGGTGAATCTCCAATTGATATTTACGATATTAAAATGAAGGACGGTAATGTTCAGCACTTCACTCAGGCACAAATCGCTAACACAATGGAGCGTTACGCATCTTTGAACTCCCGTATGCTGGACAACAAAGATGTGCTTGACTTCGCTTCTCGAATCACAGAACAGGCAAAGAAGAACGGCTACACGCCCAAGGCTGGTGAAGTTGCCTCTTTCCTTCAGGAAGCTGTAAAGGCATACACAAAGAACCCGACTATGGGCAACGTTGAGAAGAAACAGCAGACACCTGCTGACGGTCAGGAAGGAGAACCTGCCCAGCCTTCTGCTGATGACGCCCTTGCTAATTGGGAACGTGACAATGGCTTGAAGCTCCCGCCTGGTTTCCGTGAACAGAATCAGGCTATGCAGAAAATGGCACAGCAACTTCAGCAGATGCAACAGATGCTTCTTCAGATGCAAAACGGTGGAGCTCAGTCTGCACAGCAGGGACAACAGGCTCTTCAACAGGCACAGCAGACACAGGCAAACACTCAGCAGATGCAGGTAAAAATGAATCTGAAAGAAGCTGCTAACACCAACGGAGTACCTGATGACCGAGCTAATGACTTCATGCTGTTTGCTATGCAACGTGGCTATACACCCGCCGACTTCCTTGACCCGCAGGTTGCCAACACACTGATGGCAGACTTTAAGGCAAACATGGATGCACCTGAGATTGCACGTCTGCGTGGCGTAATGGAACGCCGACAGGCTTATACAGGAAATCCGACAGGAACTCCCTCTAATGCTGGTGCAGGAATCCCGCCACAAGTGAGCCCTGATCAGCAGTTTATGAACGACTACATCAAGAAGGTTATGGCTAGTCGAATGTAGTAAATAAAAATTTTTATACGAAAGGAGCAGTTTTCCCACTGCTCTTTTTGTTTAAAGGGAATATGTGCTTTGTCGATTTCGATGGAGCAAACGAACTCCTGAAATCAATTGAAAAATTCATTAAGGAGATATTCTTTTTATGGCACAACGTGCAATTGCAGGACTTCGTGGTACTGGTCAGTTTGATGTAAACGTTCGACCGACCAACTGGCGTGAAACGTTTACACTGCTTGAACCGAACGGTACTGCTCCGTTGAATGCGCTTTTGTCTTTTGCCCATTCCACGCCGACAGACGACCCGAAGTACAACCACTTCCGTGACGAGCTTCCGTCTCGTGTGTTGAAAGTATCCACCGCCGCAAATGACTCTGCGACATCTATTGTCGTTACCGCTGATGACAACGTTCCGTTCGTTGTTGAAAACGCAACCCTCTATAACACCCGCACTGGTGAAGTTATGAGAGCCACCGCAGATGCCAATACTTCCACGAACACTCTTACAGTTGCTCGTGGCGCTGGTGGTTCCTCCACTAAGAAAGCTGTAGAACAAGGTGATGAACTCGTGATCATTGGCTACGCCGCAAAAGAAGGTTCTGGTAAACCGTCTGTTGCAACGTTTGATCCGACTACGGATTACAACTACACCCAGATCTTTAAGACTGGCGTTTCCATCACCGGTACTTTGAAGCAGACCTATTTGCGTACTGGCGATAAGGAATCTGAAATGTTGACCAAGGCTCTTAAGAATCACATGGCTGACATTGAACGAGCCTTCTTCTTTGGTCAGAGAGCAATTGAAGACGAGAACACCGCTACACCTCGTCGTTACACCGGTGGCTTGTTCTCCATGATTCCTAATGTCATTGATGCCGCTTCCGCCTTTGAAGACGAAAACGTTATCACTGAATACGAATTTGACCGTCTGTTGATTGAAGACCTTTTCGCTTGGGGTTCTAAGGAAAAGGTCATGTTCTGCGGCCCGAGAGTGATCTCCAACCTTATGCAGATCGCTAAAGATCGTTGGCAGCCGTCTGCTGTAGATAATGCTTACGGCGTTTCCTTCGCTCGTTACCACACTTTTGCTGGTGACCTGTTGGTCTATATGCATCCGCTGTTCCGTCAGATTCCGTCCATGAATGCTAACGGCATCATCCTTGATATGGATGCTCTTGGCTATCGCTACATGAACGGTCGTGACACGACTCTGAAACGTGATGTTCAGGCAAACGATGTAGATGCTTCCGAACACTTCTACATCACCGAATGCGGTCTCGAACTGCTTCAGGCTAAACCTCACGCAATCATCAAGAACTGGAAGGATGTCAAAGCCAAACCCGCTGGAAGCTAAGCTCTGGCGGCGCAGATTAGGGAGGCTAATTAACTAAGGGAGCTTCGGCTCCCTTTTTAAGGAGGATTTATGGCTTGTAAGAAGAAAGGAAAAGGAAAAGGAAGAGGAAATGGTGGCCGCTGTAAATAAGAAGGAAGCTGCTAAGGTAGTTGAGGACGACTTTGTAACGTACTCGACTGTTCGACCTTGCAATGTTCTTTTCAATATTTTATGCAGAGGCGAAATTATTTACGGACATTTTGCAGATCATCGAACAGCGGTTCGCTTTGACGTACCGAAACACTTGTTGTCTGCATTTGATAAACACCATCATGTTCGTAAGGGTTTCATTGTCCCGTTGTCTAAGCTCCCGAAAAACCTTCAGTGAAGGTTGGGATGGGTAAGTAAATGGCTGAGTCGGTTTCTCCAATCTCCCCGCATATCGGTGACGGTTTAACGTCACCTTTATCTGTCCTAACAAACAGAGCTCTCCGTAGGTACGGAGAATGGAATGCGTCTACCGTTGATGCGGAAACGCAGTCTTTGTTTATCGACTTGGCTAACGAGATCGTTGACGACGTTCGTGGTCATCCGTACTGGAGTAACTTTCCCGAGCTTGAGTATTACGTTTCGTCCGAAGACGTTAGACCTATCCCTGACCCTGTGATGATTGCCGGACTTTTGGCTAAGTTTGCCGTCGCTATGGGTTCTAACAAATGGGAGAAGTACGAGAACGATTATTACCAAAGACTCAACCAGCACCTTTACTACGGAGCCACTGGTGGCTCCATGCCTCTTAACCTTCAAGTAGTGAGACGTTAATGCCGTTTGTAGATTTATCAATGCACACAGACCCTAACAGGGGAATGCCGAGAGGCCCTAAGAAAGCACATCACGTAACCATTATCGGTGAACGTGGTCGTCAAGGTATTCCCGGACGTAATGGTCGTGACGGTAAGGACGGCCTTAGAGGTCTCAAAGGCGATAAAGGAGACAAGGGGGATAAAGGAGATAAGGGGGATCGAGGTCTTCGGGGTGAAGCAGGTGAGCAGGGTATCCGAGGAGAGAAGGGGGATAAGGGAGACCCTGGTGCATCGTTTGTTCCTAACGTATACGACATAGAAGCGAACAAGTCAAATTATGACGATCGACCTAAAGGCTTCTCGATTCTCTGTATGGATACAGGGAATGTTTATTGGAAGCTCTCCGATACTTCAGGAGATTGGACAACCACTCCTCTTAGGTTCATAGGTCAGAAAGGCGACAAGGGTGATAAAGGTGACACGGGCGAAGCGGGGGCTAAAGGAGACCGAGGTTATACGGGAGCTCAAGGGCCTCGTGGTGCCACAGGTCTTCAGGGTGAGAAGGGTGAACAAGGCATCCGAGGTTTGAAAGGTGACAAAGGAGAGAAAGGGGATAAGGGTGACAAGGGGGATGTCGGAGCTTCCTTCGTTGCCTCTGCCTCCGACCTTCGTTCCGCTCGTTCCCAGTATGCAGATCAGCCTAAAGGTTTTTCTTTCCTAGCGATTGACGAAGGAAAGCTGTATTGGAAACTTTCAGACGAAGACGAGTGGTCAACTGGATTTGAGTTCGGCCCAGGAGAGAAGGGAGATAAAGGCGATAAGGGAGAAGCTGGTAAGGATGCAACAGATATTGTGTTAGACCCTGATCCTGAGGAATATTTCATGTCTATCTATGGGGTTACAGAAGGAAATGTATTGACCAGTTCTGTCACAAAGGTTGAGGCTTTAGACCCGAGTCCCTTGGAAACTTACCTAACAACGAGAGGTATTGATGACTGATACGGCAAATCCGAACACTCCTTACACCCTTCTTGAACAGCAATTAAATGAGATGGCAAGAAGGATGGCCTTGGATGTCAACTCGATGGAGGAATTTGTTTCCACGGGAAAGACAGCTCTTCTCAAAGCTATAGATGACAACAAAGATGAAGTAAACAGTTTTATTACCGGGAAGACTTCCGAAATAAATTCCGTGATCTCAGGTATGCAGTCTGACGCAGAGGAAGTTCTTACAGAACTACAGACCGATAACTCAGCAGCAGTAGCCGCAATTAACACGGCGGCTGAAACGCAACGAGCACAGATTCAATCACAGGTTGATAACTTAGTTGCAGGACTTACGGGGTCTGACTATGAGGCAGTCTTTGTTGCAGAACTGAATAAAACAGAGGAAGGGTAAATGTCAGAAACAAACATGAATGAGCAGATCATCAAGGTGGTTGGACGTATCGCAAAAGAGATGCGGAATATCGTTGCCACTATGATGACTAAGGTGAGTACGGACGATTTCAATACCGCATTAGCGGCTAAAGCGGACGCTGCTACAACTACTGCCGCTTTGGATGCTAAGGCAGAAACTTCCGTAGTGAACTCTGCCTTAGCTTTAAAGGCTGACAAGACAGAAGTTCAGCAGATTGTTGACAGTCTCGGAGAAGGGGATTTAGCAACAAAGACGTATGTTGATAACGCTGTAGCTAGTGCTCAAGTCGGGGCAGGTTCGATCACAACCGATAAGTTAGCCGACGTAATTGACTTGGGAACGATTGAATAATGGTAAAACGTCTTCAGCTTAAGCGAGGAACCGCTGAGAAAAACGACGCCTTCACTGGCGCAAACGGAGAAATCACGGTTGACCTTACGAATATGAGGTTGCGAGTACATGATGGGTCTACTGCCGGTGGATACCCCGTTGCAAAAGCCGAAGATGTTAAAACGAAGCTGACCGATTATTCCGACTCTCCTTACCATACGAAGACTAGTTTGACAGGATTAAGTCAGCTAACGAACGACGCTGGGTATTGGTCTAAGACCTCCTTAACGAAGTTGTCGCAGTTGACCAACGACGCTGGGTATATCACTGGATACTGTACATATTGTTCAGGATATTGCACTTACTGTACACATTGTTCATAGGAGAGTAATGACAACACTTCAGTGGAAACGGGGAACGACTGAGAAGGTTGAAGGATACGCTGAGACCGCTCTTGAGGGAGAGTTAGTCATTGAGACTTCTGCTCACCGTATTAACCTTTTTAAAGGTAACGGAGAGAAAGTTGAACTTCCTTTGTTATCAGACTTACCTGCAACTGTCTCTGCCTTAGAAAACGATATAGGTGCTTGGAGTAAGACGGCTCTGACAAAAGTTAGTCAACTGGAAAACGATGCTGGTTTTTGGTCAACCTCTTCGTTGACAAAGATTAGTCAGTTGACAAACGACAGCGGTTTTAAGACTCAGCATTGCACACATTGCCAATACTGTCAGTATTGCTCTCAGTGTTCTAACTGTCATAACTGCAACACAATTCAATGTACAACTGTGGACTGCACAATTCTTACAGTGCAATGCAAAAAATATACTTACTGCTATTCGAATTGTGAATGTACTGACGGTTAAAAATTATGCCAACAATTGTTTTATTAAGAGGAAGTACAGACGCAAACAATCCGTTGATAGGGTTGGAAGGCGAAGTAACTTTTGATTCTACGAAAGGAGAGTTACGACTTCATGATGGTGATAAAGCTGGAGGTCATGAAGTAGCGATCTCTTCAGTTACAGCCTTAAGCCAATTGACAGACGCCTCAAATATTTGGACTGACAGCAGCTTAACAAAGGTAAGTCAATTAGGTAACGATAGTGAATTTTGGTCCACGAGTAGCTTAACAAAAGTTAGTCAGCTACAGAACGACTCTGCTTATAAGAATGGCTTCTGCCAGTATTGTTCGCACTGCACTTATTGTCAGAATTGCGGACGGTGCAACAACGTTCAGTGTAGTCAAGTTCAATGCAACCAAAAGAACTGTCAGAACTGCTCGGATTGTACGACTTGTAAAAACAAGTACGATGCATGGATCGACGGTCATTTGGTTTCAGGCGGCCTATTACTTTGTGCTCAATGTGTTTATAGGGATTGTTAATGAGAAAGATCAGACATATTATTGCGGAGAATCTTCCGGATTTTTTATACGTATTTTTAGTCAATGAAAACCAAGTGGTTCTTCGTCTTCTCCAAAAAGAAACGGAAAGTTTTTTAAAAGAAGATGCAATTGAGGCTCCGTACTCAGATTTACTGGGATATGAGCAAATCTCTTCTTCCTTTCTAGGGCCGAGACATTATTACTATATGGTTGACGGAGAGAAGTACGGGATTGTTGCAGAAGCCATTCTTAACAAGAACGATCTTCTTTTTCTAAGAGATTGGTACCCGGGTCAAGTTTTTTATTTTTGGCTTGACGGAATTAAAGGCCTAAGCATTGATAGCAGAGATTCTTTCGCATACTTCCTAAAACAGAAAAGCCCAAACTTGATTAGAAAGAACGGTGGCTTTTGGCCTCTTGAAGTGATGGTCATCAATTCCGAAGGAAGCATGGCAGACAACAATTTCTCCATTACTTCTATGGAATCTACAAAGATCATTACGAACCTGCCTAAGAACGAAGACGGGTTGTTAGGAGAGCGCTGGGAAGCAGAGACTGTTATGAACGGCAACACCTCAGGATGGCTGAACTTGGAGTATGAATTAACAACTCCGTCTTCCGTGATCGAACCTGACGGTTGGGCGACTTTCACTTTTACAGTGAAGGATGGTCAGACTCATGAAGTAGCAACCAACGTTAATTGGAATAACTACACGATTGAAGCTGTTGACGGTTACGCACCGCATAAACGGTTTGCCGTGACTAATGGTGTAGGTACATTTAAGGTTAGAGCTTTGGATTTACAAGAAGGAGAAACTCTCCGAGTCAAGGTAAATCGAGGTTTCTACACAGGTTTGATTGAAGCGGTTGTCCCTGTTGCTTATGTCTCAGCTCCGACAACTTAATATCCTCATAGGCTCAGCCTGTGATATGAAGTGCGGGTATTGTTTACAGACAAGTGAACAAGCACCCGCAGATCACAAGGCCTCTCCGATCGAGTTTGTAGAAAAACTCATACCTGTAATCGGCAACACCGCTCCAAAAGAAATCTTCTATTGGGGCGGTGAACCTATGTTGTATTGGGGAAAAGTTAAGGCAATCCACAGTGCTTTAAAAGCAAAAGGTATTGTTCCCATTAAGTCGATTATCACAACTAATGGTAGAAGACTCACGGATGATTACGTGGAATATGCCAATTCCAATCCTGATATTTGGACATCCGTTTCTTGTCACGGTTGGGATTACACAGACGAACAATTAGAACGCATTGTTCGCTTGAAATCTTTTTCGTTTACAGAATTAGTACATCACTACCGGACAGACCTTTGGGAGCTTAGAGACAGGTTCTACGAAATTCAAGATCGTTTCGGTTTCTCTCCAAACTTTTGTGCACAGTTTCTAAAAGCCAATGACGGTTGTTCTATGGACTACTACATGACCAAGGAGGATGTAGATAAGTTCTGCAATCACATCCGGACAGAAGTTATTCCAATGGCAAGGCTGGGAGATGAATGGGCTCAACGACAATGTTCCCAACTCCTGTATGAACGAAACCGCACAATCAGCAAAGGCATTGGCCCTTTATGCGTAAGAAGCGATCAGCTATCCATTGACCTTCACGGCAATGTGTACAACTGCCATCACAATTACTGCAAAACAAACATAGTGAGAAACGTTTTTGAAAAAGTAATACCAATTCAAAAGGTAGATTCATTATGTGGTTCTCGGTTTTTCAACTCTGAGGAATGCCAGTCTTGTGAATTATTAGAGCAGTGCAGAGGTGGCTGCTACACCTCTAATACACACGAGGTTGATTGTTACTTTGCAAAGGAAAGGGCAAAACTTTACGAGATTATGGAGAGACGATGAAGTTAAAGTTGCATTGCAAAACGCATGACGGCAAACAGGAAGACTGGATTTACGACAACGTAACAAACGAGATTTGGAACAGTAATGGAGATTTAGTCGATCTATCTAAAGATGAAAGGCTGAAGCCTTATGCGATGACAAAGCAACGAGGAAAACCTTCACCAGTTTCCAATCACAAGTCCAATGAGATTTGGAACTTAAAGATTCAGTTAGGTCTTAAGTGCAATATGCATTGCAAGTATTGCGCACAAACTGGAAACGAAATCGGAGCTTCTGTTTTCACTCAGCGAGATGTCGAACCGTTTATCAAGAAACTCGTTGACAATAAGATCGAGGTTGTTGGCTCCATTGAACTGTGGGGCGGAGAACCTTTCGTCTATTGGAAAGTCCTTCAAAAGCTCATCCCTGAACTTAGAAGAATTTATCCCAAAGCGTCAATCGGGATGATCACAAACGGAACCCTCCTAACAGAAGAGAAGATTGAGTTCTTAGAAAAATATAAGTGCGGTCTTACGTTTTCGCATGATGGGCTAGGCTTTCATCTTCGTGGCAAAGACCCGTTGGACGACCCGAAAATGGTTGACCTTTGGAGGTTAGCAATTCAGAAACTCGGTGCGAACATCAACTGCGTACTTACTCCTGCAAACATAGACATTAACGCAACGGCGGAGTACATCCGGGAGAAACTTGGAGGAGTTTATTTCAACTTTGAAGGCGTGATGACCCACGTCGGTGTCCAGGATTCTGAGTTAATGTTTACACCAGCTCAGATGCTTTCGCTTCAGAAAAACATCTTTAATGAGCTGACTAAGAACGGTTGGGATAAATTCCCAGCACTGACGAATGAATGTAACGAACTTCTCTTGCAACTGACTCAGAGAAAGAAGTTAGACCTTGGTACAGTTAAATGCGGGATGAATCGAGAAAACGTTTGTGCAATCAACCTCAACGGAGATGTTCTTTCGTGTCACGACTTTGCGACAAAGGACAAGTACGTTGGTCATATATCCGCAATGGACAAAGTAGATATTTCCAAACACTTTAAGTCCTGCGGTGAAAGAGAGAAGTGCCGAAAGTGTTTGCTTCTGTCCATGTGCCGTGGTGCCTGTCCTCAGATAGAAGGACTCGCTCGAACACTCACATGTAAGAACGAGTTCAACTATCACTTCGCTATTTTTCAGGCTGTGTGGTGGCTGCTGTTTGGTTTGACTATTGAGAGTTACGAGGTAGTCGAGCAAGTAACTCTTTAATCATTTGTTGTTGTCGTCGAACAGTCTCTATGTCTTCTTGTAATTTAGCTAATCTCTGGTCAAGCGTCATGTCATTTCTTGTCGAGGAAGTCTTTCTTCCACTTTCCCTAGCGAAATATCCAATTGGCGCTTGAGCCCTGTTTTCGCCCTTATCAACGTAAGCATGATAAGGAGCCTTGCCTTGGTCAGCTCTGACTTGTACATACTCGATTTCGATACCGCAATCGTTTAATTCGTCAATATGCTCCATTAACTCTTCCTTAGAGCATAGAAGCCACAACCAACCTGACCCGTTGCTTGTTAAGTCTCTTCCGTAATTTAGACCACCGTTTCTATTGTCAATGTACCGAATACCAATTCTTTTAAGGGTTCTTGTTAGATAGTCTTCCATTTCACATCTCCTTGCTGTCTCATTTTCCCGTCTATCTTTCCTGAGTTCCAATACGATAAACCCCTAATTGACGGAGGTAAGTATGAAAGAAATTAAACTCGAAGACTCAGAACGTACACCTTGTGAGATATGGACTCGCGTGATGGGCTACCATCGACCGATCTCTTCGTTCAACATCGGCAAGAAAGGGGAGTTCGCTGACCGAAAGTATTTCAAAGAACCTAAGGATGGTGTGCCTGTGTCATGCACTTGCCGAGGTAAGTAATGGCTCAGTACCTTCCTGAAAGCGGAACAATTGGTTTAGGGATGGCTCGTAGTCAGTGGAACGATAACGGGCCGAATCCCGTTACTTCCATCAGCCTTGGTGGTAGCCAATGCCGCTCCTTTGCTCAGAAGCCTAACGGTGCGGTAAAGATGTCTGACCTGTACGCTAAGTACCGAGGCTATAAGATGCAGTTCTTTAGTTATCCAGTAACTTGTAGGATTGATGTTGACGCCTCTTATGACGGCGATGGCGGGATTAGTCAACCTGCTCATTCAATAGGTGGAAACTTTATTGGTGTCGGTGCTTTTAGACGACAAGTGGTTAATTGTCTCTTCCCGTTTCACGACATTCCTACACACACGATCAACCTTGGGAATATAACGCCACAAAAGTTCGGAAATATTTCTTTGATGTTTATCGGATATACAAGAACCTGTTCAACTTGGTACAACCGAACTTGGGATTCAATGGGAATTTCTGTCCAGATTGACGGACTTCCTGACCCTGTTATTGAAAGCGGTAACTCCCACGCTGTCACGGATAATCGGTATCCGTTAAACCTCTCGATGACGTACCGCCGCAACGGAAGTTCTCTTAAGTCGATTACCTTTAGAAAAGTTTGCCATCAGCCAAGCAACGGAGGAAACTACATGGTGAGTGAGCCTTGGTACTTTGGCCGTCAATACTATTCAGGAGCCAATTCAACTTGGACTTTGATGGAGTTGGGCAACCTAGGTTTAACTTGTAACCAAGCGGGTCAACCTGGCGGAAACAAGATGTGGCTTGTCTCCTACTATTACGGCGGCAGAGAACCATTCAATGTAGGAGACCAAGTGGAGATCGTGGATATTAGTTATTGGTGGTAATCACACGTAGTAGATAAAGGTGTAGACAATAAATCCGAAAGCATAAAGGAAAGCAAAAACTACACTGCTAGGCATCTTTCCTGTGCCAACACTGAACCAATTACAAATAATTCCTACACAAACGAGAGCGATAAAGCCGCATATTCCGTACAAAATTAGTCCCATCATCTCCTCCTTCTACAGTTTCCCATAGTCTAAAAGCCTAAAACCATAACCTCAAGCGGAACTAACTTGAGGTTATATGATTCGTTCCGTTCCGTCTTCTAAAACATTCAAGCTCATGTATGGGGGCTTTACAGGCTTAGATACAAGCCGCAGTGAAGTCGTACATGAAGTCAATGAGCATCAGCCTTTTGCTGATGTTGATAACGCATACATAGATTGGAGCGGCTACGTTTCAAACGAACGAGCGATAGAACGAATCGGCAAGGAAGGACGCTACATTTCCCACGTTCGCTTTGCGTACAACGGAGAGATTCTGTACGCCACAAGAGGAGAACAGGGCATAAGTATTTGGAACTCTCGTGAACTTGAGAGCGGAAGGAATGAGTCCGAGATTGTTTTTCCGACGAACACTATTACCTCAACACTATCTAACGGCGAAGTTGTTTTCTGTGCAGGAGAAGCACCCTATCGTTACGTTGCCCAAGGGTGGAAGAAGATTGATTCTCCTGACGCATACGGTGCGACTTTATGTGCGTCCGTGTCAGGACGCTTGGCTTTAGCCGGATTTAAAGATGCTCCCACGGTTGTTCGTTTCTCTCGTGTAGACGACAATGAAATCTTTGAATGCGACGAAGATGTCGCAGATACTCAAGTTACTAAAGCTGGTGGCATCAATCTAAAGACTGTACTAAACAGGGCTGAAACGATTACGGCTTTATTCCCGTTTGGTGCAAATCAACTACTTATCTTTACCAATGCTCGTTGTCTTATCTATGAGATCAATGCGGATTTGACCACATGGAAGCAGGTTTCGGACGTTCATATCTATGTCGGCTGTGTGTCTCAGAACTCTATCTGCGGTTGGGCAAACGAGGTTATCTTCTGTAGCCGTTATGGTATTTACACGCTTAAGCGTTCTGTGGCAAACGGTACGGCTCTTGTGGTCTTGCCTTATTCGCATAAAGTGCAAAGCGTTTATCAAGAACTACTTTCTCGTTTGGAAGACCCGAGACTAATCAACGCAGTCTTTGATTCAGATTGTGGTCGTTATCACATATTTTTCCCTTTAAGTCCACGAGGAGCTTCACGGCTTTCCTGCTCAGTCTCTCCAGTTGCTCAAGAAGGAGGAAGCTCGGGTTCTCCGTCGTGGTCTTTTTCCAATTACGCCAACGTAACGTGCGGAGACTTCCTGGACGGAAAGCTCCTCATGGGCAGTTGTGGCGGTATTTGGAGAATGAAGTCCGAGTACGAGGATGGCGGGGACATCGGAGAGGCTGTCTTCACAACTCCTTTGCTTTGGATGAATGATCGCTTTATGCCTAAGCGTGGGCATCAGATCGGAATTATTGCCGATGGTGCAGGTCAGATTGAAGTCGAGGTTGAAAACGAGGAAGGACAGATACTAGATGTCCTCCGCTGGGACTTGCCTTATGAAGACCAAGCGGTCTTTCACGGAACTCGAAAAGGCAGACAGTTCACTCGAATTTTTCCCCATTTATTTACAGGCGTAAAGCTCAAATTCCACATCAGAAACGTGAAAAAGAGTTTACGCATTTACGGATTCACTATCGAAATCAAGGAGCAATAATCAATGGCACGTATTCGCCAACTTTACCCGTCTCGGTACTCTTCTACAGAGGCTACATCAGCAGAGTTTGAAAACATCATCCGCTACCTTAGAAGCGGTGAAATTGGAAATAGAACTTTATCTGAATTGCTACGCCAAATCTTTAATTCCGAAGGTAACTTAGATGTTGGCTTAGAGATTCGCTTTGATTCTAAGTATGGTCTCGAATATCGAATCGGCGGAGACGATCAGGAATGGATTCAGATTATTGAACCTGAGGAACTCCGTGGAGAACCTGGTGAGTATGTCGGTGAGATTGGCGATGCCTTGATGTTCAACCGAGCTGACTATGATGGTGACGGCACAACTACGGTCTTCAATTATGCTTTCTCTGAATCAGAGGCCGAAACCATTTTATTTAGAAATGGTCTGCTTCAATCTCCGAACGCCTACACATTAGATCAAATCAACGGGACGATTACAATCTTTCCGGCTATTGGTGCTAACGAAACCCTAACGGTGTTTCAGATCAGAAAAAGTGAGCTTAACGGATTCTCTCGAACAGAGATTGTTGCTACTCAGAATCAGTACATCATCCCGTTTAAGTTCAATAACGAAGATCAAATCTTTGTTTACCGCAACGGCATCCTTTACAAGGAAGGTGAGAACGACGACTACATCCTAAACGCTGGAACATCCACGATCACGTTCTTAGCTCCAATGGCCTCAGGTGATGTTGTCACAATCCTTCGTATGCAAGGAGGAGGTCTTAGAGCTGTTGGCGGACTTCTGATGCAAGATCAGTATTGCTACAACGGAAAGATTCTCTTCGACAAGATTCTCATTGACGACGATGATATTTCTCCTGAGAAAGTTCAGGGACTTAAAGGTTTGATGGAAAAGTCGAAACAGGTATTCGTACAGGATACGGAGCCTGTTGATACAGACGAAGTAGAAATTGAAAGCGGAGACTTGTGGATTAAGACAGGTCTGCCTATTTCCGTCTTGTATTTCTATGATGGACTTCGTTGGGTTTCTACTGCGCCTGACGGTTCCGTTCCAGCCATCAACAAAGGAGATGAGCTTCGCTATCTTCGTGTGAACTCTGCGGGTTCGGCTCTTGAGTTTGCTGCTATTGATCTGTCTTCCTGCGTAAAGAAAGATGAAATTGGCAACCCTAACGGTGTCGCACCTTTGGACGAGAACGGACAGATTGCGGACGAGCTGGTCAAACAGCATTACTCCTATGTTCCGATTCAATATCGAACGGACGGAACGATTACTAAGGAGGCAGTGCTGACTCTTGGCTATGTAGCCAACGTTCAAGCCTACTTAGACAAGATGACGCTCTCCCTTGATGCTGGTACAGCAACAGTCCAGCTCTATGTTGGAGATGTTGCGGTAGGTGCCACGACTGACCTGACGACTTCTGACGTAACTCAGACTTGGGTAGCAAAGAAGTTTGACGGACGAACCATTCCTAAGAAGATCACGTTAGAGATCACAGCCGCTTCTTCTGACGCCAAAGGTCTTACGGTTAATCTGCGGCAGAGAATTGTTGGGTAATGGCAACTAACAACGACTCCAACTGGGTAACCATCAATGGTGGCAAATTTCCAGCCACCATTGGAGAAGAGTTTATTAACACTTGGGGTAAGTGGCAGAAGGACGGAGACGGTTTTAAGTTCAACGACTATCAAGCCACTTGGCAAGACTCGCAGTACAACGGTTCCTTCCGTGATTACGTCGGCATCAATAGCGATAAAAATATGCTCTATTGGATGCAAGGCAACTATGGCGACAAAAAGAAAGACTTTGACTTCAACGCTTGGGCTGATGCTCACCCTGATGAATATAAGGACTACAGGGACGAGAACGGTACTTGGTATCTAACTCCGGAAGGAAAAACCGATCTTGAAGGAAGGGCTTACACAAAGTGGTTAAAGGAGCAGAAGTACGACGTTAATAACACAACGCCTGTAGTTCAAATTAAGACCGGAAAGAAAGAAGGAACCCAGGTCTATTACAAGTGGGATGAATCTTTAAATGCTTACGTTCCTCATGAAGGTAAGGTTGTCTATTGGGATACTAGCAGTGGCCTTGGTCACGCTCTAAAGTCTTTTGGCTCTGCCATTGCAACGGGTATTGCTTCCTACTTTGGAGGCCCTTGGGCTGGAGCAGCAGTAGGTTCTGCTTCAGGATTGTTAACTTCTGAAGGCAATAACAAACTCCTTGACGCAGGTATGGGAGCTCTCGGCGGCTACATGGGCGGAGCAAACATGGCAGGAAATATCGGCGCCACAATTGGTGGCTCTGCCATTAAAGGAATAACTAAGAACGCTCTCCCCGATCTTGTGCTGAACATGGTTAAGACAGAAAGTGACCCTGGAAACCTTGCAGGAATCGTTAATCAATGGAAGGTTGAGAACGGTAAAACAGCAGGTACAAGACCATTGACTGATGCTGAAAATGCGTTAATCAATCAATACGTTAATAACGCTAAGACGCTCTACCCATCGTTGTCGGAAGATCAAACCAAGAAGTTGGCTGACTACGCTGAGACTCTGACTCGAATGGGTTTGTTCACAGAAGACACTGTTAATAAAAAGAACGATCAATGGCAACAGCTAAAGGAAGCTCTTGAGAAGTATCAGACCAACACTTCTCTCGGCAACGGAGGAAGCACAAACCTTGGCAACTCAATATCCAAAGATGTTCAGGACAAACAAGAAACAGCAAAAAAGACACTGCTCGGAGTGCTTGGCGGTACAGCTCTCTTAGGCGGATTAGGAAATATAGGACAGACAGGTATGGCAGGAACAAACACAAACAATCTATTCAATTCCCTAGTAGGGCTTGGAATGGATGGATACTTAGGTTACGGCAACTATCGAGACTCTAAGAATTACAAAGACTTAATGGGGAAATGGAGCGATAACGCTCAAGCCCTGGTTGGAAACGGAGCGAACTTAGCGAACTCGTTGCAGAACCTTTACGACAAAACCGCTGGTGACAACGATAAGCTCTACGAAGCTCTTAAAGAAAAGATTAAAGTTCCGACTCGTAACGGAGACGAATGGCAGTCAACACCGTATTACCAAACTGCAACGCAAGGTTCACAGAATGTCAATAACGCTTTCGCAAAAGCGTTGAATGCGGCAGATCAAATCAGCGGAGTTTGGAACGACCTTGGTAAAGCTAAGTTCTACAACGAAGATGATGTGTATGGAACCTATCGCAAGTTTGCGAATGCTCGTACACAGTTAGCTGATAGAGCTGCGGCTTTGACAGATTCGAGAACGTATGCGGCTAACCGTGCAAACGGTGTCGGAACATCTACGGTACAGCAGGAAGCTCAGGCAGAGAACGCCCGTAAGTACATGGCTGACTTAGCAAACATTGATAGCCAGGCTTACAGCGATGCTCTCAGCTACGTCTCCAATCTTTCTAAGTTACAGACAGATCAGCGTAATGCGGCGATTGCTGAAGCGGTCAGTGCGTTGTCTCCGACAATCTCAACATCTACAAACGATGCGACAAACCAACTCCGTAACTCTCAGAATGAAATCGGAGCTTTGTGGTACGGGGATAAGGCTGCTGACCTTGAACGTGGTTGGTTGGCTAATACCTATGGCATGGGTTTGCAGAATCAAGGCAACATCTTGAATGCTTTGGTTGGACTGAATGCGAATAACATTAAGGCCGCCACAGATCTGGCTGACGGATACGCCAACGCATACGCAAACGCTATGAACGGTTTGATGCAGTCGGTCAATAAAGGAACCGCAGATGTCTCTTCTGCTACATCAGGGCTTATGAATGCCTTAGGTCTTGCCGGAAAGACTTCGGGTCTATCCAGTCTGTTCGATGGAATCAACTACGCAGGAGCTAATGCTGCGGCTGATTCTTGGAATGCATTGGTTGAAAAAACTGCATCACAAACGGGAACATCCTTAGAAGAAGCGGCGAAATGGTTGATGAATGCTGGTGGTGACCCAATTGAAGAAATCATTAACGCCTCTGAGAGCGGAGGTTTTTGGTCGGGAATCGGCGACTCCATTTCTAGCGGTTGGGATTCACTAACCAATTGGTTTAGCGGACTGTGGTCGTAGGAGTAGACATGGCAGACGTAAACGACACTAAATACAAATTCTCCGATAGCTACAACGGAGCCCCCGATGGTCGATTCAGCGGGATGGCTGGTTTCTATCACGGTCTTGGAGGATGGAACGCTGAGACAGACCGCAGGGCATCCAAACGAGCCGAAGGTTTACAGTTGTTCAAGGACTATGTACAGACCTTGACGGACAACGGAATCGTTCCAAACCAGGAATCTCTGAGCAACTTCCTTGGCAATGCAGGTGACTTCGGTCTTAATGCTTCTTACGGGTTTGACCCGTATGCGGCACAGCAGATGATGGAGTCGGCGATTGCTCAAGGCGAACAAAAGAAGAAAGAGATTCAGGCTAAAAATCTTCAGATGAAACTAGAGAACGCCAAGAGAATCCGAGAGGACTTGAAGACTCTCGTTGGTCAATACGGAAGTAACGAGGACGCCCTGAAAAAGCGAGTCTCCACAAGATACGAAGGATGGAGCCCTGAAGAGGTCAACGACTATACCGCCTCGGCTACACAGGAATATCTTGAGGATACTTCTAAGAACCTCAACACACTTATTGGGGACTCTGTTGATGAAGACCAGTTTGACGAACTGAAAAAACAGTACAAGGGAGCACCTCCCGCTGTATTGGCGGCGATTGATAACAAGTACAACGCCAACGTTGAAGCGGCATCAAATAATATTGCTACAAACTTAGCCCCCACATTAGCTAACGTTACCGACAAGGAAACCATTCGCAAAATGGTTTCTGCTCAGGCTCCTGAAGCCCTAAAGAATAACGCTCAATTTATTGAGAACACTCTTAAAAAGATCGAAGGCAGATCAGTCAATTTCAAAGGACAGTTGCATCAGTCTTCTGCGGAAGATATTGCAAAAAATACTCATAATATCAATCAAAAGTATGCCGAACTTAAAGCCGCTGAAGAGGATAAGATAAGAGCGGCACAGGCCGCACTAGAAGCAAGACAAAAGTCTGATGCTATAGCTAGGTCTAAGAACAAGGAAAAAGAAAAGGAACTCTATAAAGGAGAGAAAAACCTTACGAAGAAAGCGTTAGCCGAAAGCAAGATTGATGCCAAGTGGGACTACGACATTCACGACGCTGAGATCAAAGAGAAGATCGACAACGCAGAAGATATTTCAGAAGTCCATCAAGCAATTCAAGAAGGTCTTAAAAACGGAACTGTCTTTACTCAAGCTGAGTTAGACTCGATTGAACAACGAGAACTCTTAGCTAAGAATAAATCCAAGGACTTTTGGACAGCAGATAAAGGTTATGACTATAAGCAGATCGCTCGTATTCGTATGCCGTTAGAAACACGGATACTCGGAGGTCTTAAAACCGCTTCCGACAAACGTAAGGGAGTCGGTCTCTCCGATGATTTTCAGTTGAATAAAGCTGCCGAACTGCTTTCCCGAGACATCGGTGAATGGCGTGGAATTATTTCTTACGGTACGCCACACAACTATTCTGCTCAAGAATTGGGAACGTTGGAAAATCAGGTCGCTACTCAGATGTTGACTCAGGCTGGATTCTCTCCTGATCAGATAAAGACCATCCTTGCAAAAGCTCAGAAGATTACAACCCCTGTGATGGACATTCCTGCCAACCTTTCTGAGGCAGAGCGGTATAGAGCGGCATATCTCAGCAGTGCGAACCAAGGGGGAGCAACGTACTACGACGGATATATGCCGCTGGGAACGAACAACGGAACGACGAACATCGGTGAAACTAACGTTGTAACGGGCGGAACAAACTTCTATAAACAGCCAACTTCCGTACAAGGTGGAGCTCAGTCTTTCGGAGGAACGCCTACAAGAGGAACAGGACAAACAGTTGCTTCTCAATCTCAGATGTACGGTCAGTCTCCCGTCGATCAAAGCATCATTGATGCGCATAGACAGCCGAGCATTGCTGAAAGGCTCCTTCGTCAAAGTCAAATGTCTATTCCTGATACATGGAGAGCCTTCCAGGATGCACTTCAAGAAGGACAGAGACAACTTCGCAAAGGTGTTGTTACTCCTGAGTCTCAAGCCGCTTACGACTACCAACGTAAGAAGGACTTAGACCCTAGTGGTTCGTTCAGAAAACACAAACCTTCTCCCTTCTATGTTGAAGCAATGAAGGTGAAAGACAACAAGCATTGGGCACAGTTCCATTACAATAATGAACTTGTTGGAAGATTGGCGTCTGAAGCTGAGTACATGAACGGTTTGCCTACGGGTGCTATGAGAGGAATCATCGCAGGTGAACAAACCTATAGTGACGAAACTCCGCTGAATCAAAACTCTACTGCTATGGGCGTTGCTCAGATGACGACTACCACAGCTAAGGGTAGAACTCGATTCGGAGACTTAGCGCATAACCGTCTTAACACTGCGCAGAACTTAGACAAGAGTGCTCAGTTGATGCGTGAATGTTACGAACAGGCCAACGGTGATATGGTTGGTGCCTACTTGCAATACAAGTCCGGAACTGCGGCTAGAAAACAATATCTTGGTCTGAAGAGAAATCATCCCAATTGGAGTGTCGAGGAAATCCTTAACAACATGATTAAGGATGCTCGTGGTAATGGTTACATCACGGGAGCTGAGAAGGCTTATATCTATCGAGCAATCAGCGCCATGCAGAACACCAGTGACGATTTCTTGAGCTACATTTCCAGCGGTCAGCAGTTCTCTTTAGCTCTGGGAGAACGAGACAGAAAAGAGAAGCGGTTCGGTCAGTACATTGGTCAGGTAATTAAAGATGAATATTATGACCGCTATGTAGCAAACGGAGGTGTTCCGCCTGACAGACCGTGGTGGGATTGGTACGGCGCAAGTAACATCGGCACTGCGAACTACTCTTCGTCTATCGAAGGTATCTATCCTGAGAATACGTGGAAACCCAGCAACGAACAGGAGTACAAACCCTTCGGCTGGAAGTAACAGAATCCCACGTTATTACTCCAGTTTGGCCCAAGATTTGCAAAACATTGGAAACCAAACTGGAGTTTTTCGTGTCTATTCGAGACAATCTTTCAAGCTATGTGGATGGATATAAAGACATCCATAAAGACAATTACTATTTTTCTGATGCCGACTTCAACAGCCTTGGGAAAGATAAAGAACAAACAGATTTGTTCTTACGATTAGTTGACCCTAAAGGAACCAAGTACGGAGGGGACATTGAGAAGGCAAAGACTGGCTTCTTGAATGACTATACATTTAAATCAAATTCCATTTGGGGAGAAGTCAAAGAAGCTGTTGAATCAAAGAACTATTCAGAAGAAGAAAGACAGCAGAAGAACTTCCTTCAGCGTATGTACGACACAGCTTCCAACCGATTGACTGGTAGTGACGGAGTAGGCGGAGCGGCTCAAGCTTTGGGCTACGGTTTAGCTGGTGGCCTTGTTGGCGAAGATGGTGTTGACCTTGGAATTAACATCGCATCGACTGCCGCATCATCTTGGCTTGGTGCAAAGATGGGAGCTGCGGCTGGTACTGCTGTAGCTCCTGGTGCGGGTACGGTTGTAGGCGGAGCCCTTGGAGCAATTACTGGCGGAGCCTTAGCCCTGTTCGGGAAGAACATGGCAATCAAAGGAACTCAACAGCTTGGTAAGGAAGGTCTTAAAGAACTTCTTAAGCAGACTGCAACTAAAGAAGGTAAAGACGCCTTGGTTAAACAGGTTGCTAAGGAGTATGGCTGGAATACGGCTAAGGCTGAGATCGCAGTCAACGGCGTTTTAGGCGGAGTAGGCGGAGCCGCTGAAGAAATTAAGAACGAGAACATCGGAACATCCGAAGGTACGTACATTGATTACCTTGCGTCTGTTGGTGGCGGAGCTTTAATGGCTGGTGGTATCGGCGGAGCTTTAGGTTACGTTACATCTCGATTCGGAGAAGGTCGTCGCCTTGGTAAAGAACTTGTCCAGGATACTCGTGACGGTCAGAAGATCATGTCTGCCATCGGTGATGACGGCCCTCGTACCTACCGTGAAGCTATTGAACAACGCCTTAAAGAGATTGAAGAAAAAGAAAAACCGACACAAGACGAGATCGTTCAGAAACAACAGCTTGAAGCTGAAAAGAAACTCTACGATAAGTACCGCATTCCCTTGACGGAAGAACAGCGACAGGGGGTCAACGATCTCTGTTCTGATCTTTCTATCCAGCTTAGACAGGAAGCTAACGAGCTTGATACGTTCCCGTCTAATTCCGGACATTCTCCTGAAAAACTCAGAGCTGTTGCAGATATGCTGGACAACCTCCTTGACTTCAACTCGGCAGAAAAAGCTGTGGTTGACGCAGAGAAAGCATTGGTCGGAGGAGGTGATGACGCACGAGCTAACCTTGCGAGAGTGAAGGCTAAGTGGTCTGCCTTACGAAGCATCGGCAAGTACCTAAATGACAACAAGTTAGGCGAAAGAGATTCCGTCTACAGTCTCTTAGATGACGCAACGTTCATGGACTTCGCTAAGAACCTGGACGATAACGTTAAGAATGCGATCATTGCTGAGAACAAACGTATCTATCCTGAAGCAGGTCTGCGTTCAGGAGAAGAGCTTCAGCCTCAGGCTCCCGTTACTCAACCTAAGGCTACACAGGCACAGGAAAAAACTAAGCCTCAGCCTGACACCAAAGCGTCCCGTAAGAAGGCAGACAAGGCCATCAAAGATAATCAGTCCGGCAAATCCGCTGCCAAGATCATTGAAGAGTTGAAACAGGAAGCTCAGGCTAATCCTGAGGAGTCTGCTTTGGCAACTATGACTCCCGATGAAATTCAGGGGCTACAGCCTACGCTTGAGGATGTGATTGGAGGAATGCCAAAGGAACAGGCATCTACTATCACTCAGATGTCTCAGTCTTCCGTGAAACCTGACGGTACTCCGTCTCAGGTTTCCAAGAGCTTCCTAGACGCTCTTAAGTCTATTCCAGAAGACGAAGGTCAATTCAACCAGTTGGTGGCCAACCTTTCTCAGCAGTCTGGACTTCCTGCCGAAAAAATCGCACCAGCCTTGAAAGCGGCTAAGCAGAGTTATGCAACAAAGGTTACCGAGCTGGAAGGTCAACTTGCAGACCTTAAGGCAACGAATCAACAAATCCTTGAGACGTTAAAACAGAAAGTCTCTGAGGGAACTGATACAACCGATACAACCGAAGCGGTATCTGCTCCCGTTGAACCCACACATCCTAAGAAAACACACGAGCAAATCTCTCGTGAAGCTAAGAAGAAACGTGATCAGCTTCAAGATGAAGCAGATATGACTAAGGCAGACAAAGACGAAGTTGTCCAACGTCTGAGCCAAAGTGTATCCAAGACTCGTGAAGTATTCGCTTCTAAGGAAGCGGAAGTCACTGGCTTGATTCAGGATGGAATGTCCTTAGAAGATTTCAAAGGCACCGTTCCTGAAAGACTTCAGCCGTTGATCGAAGGCGTCACCGATATGGCTACCGCTAGAACCGTGATCAAAGCGAATGCCCAGAGACTTGCAGACTACTCAATCCTTTCGTCTATCAACGATGTTGTAGGCAGTGAGAACCTTGTTCTCTTCAAGAATTTCCTGCCGTTGTTCGGTGATGATAAGGATGCAGTACGCCTTGCTAAACGACTGGATAACGTCGTTGCAGATATACACGCTAAAGCGCTCAACGAAGCCGATGGTGAGAGTTTTGATTCCGTCTTAACTTCTGCTATCAACAAGGGCTTGGTGCCTCTCAAAGGCGCAAGAAAAGGCCGTATTGACCCTGTTCTTGAAGCGGCTAAATGGCTTCCTGATAACGTAGACGAGAAGGTTAAAGCCAAGGCGGAGACATTAGCCAAGCGGGTAGCAAGGAGCTGTGAACATAACGCTCAATTCAAGAAGCTATCTGAAGAAGCTCAGAACTCCATTAAGGTTCGTCTGATTCAGTCCAGGGTTCAGGGCTACTTAGCCAATCGAGCTCAGTATGAAGGTGTCAAGAACTCAGTTGCCGCCGATATTCAGAAAGCATTCGACAATGTTGAAGCATTAAAGGGTCAGAAGTTTGACACCATGCAGGATGCAATGTCTGCTATTGGTTCCGCTGAAGAACGCTATCGCTATGTACAGTCGGAAGATTACATTCAGGCGAAGTTGGACGACTTCTTTAATAAGTATCAGGAACCTGCCAATCTTGCTCCGCATCAGAAAGAAGAAGGCGGTAAGCCTGTCTATGATGAAAAAGGCAACTTGGTTAAGGTCGAGAAAAAGAAGGGCGTCGTTGACGAGAAGGGTAACGCTGTATACGAAACTCGTTACAAACAGGTCAATCTGAATACAAGTTCGTCTGCGTATAACCTGCGCAAGAACTTTGATCAAGTCAAGAAGAACGTTCTCTCTACTTCCTCAAGTCGTAAAGCAAGAAAGGATACGATTGAGTTAGCTCGTAGCCTGAACCCTGAAGCTGTGGCATCTCTCGAAAGAAAGACCGCAGTTGTCAAAGCTGATAACGCTCCGACGTTGATGGGTCTTGATGACAAAGGAAGACCTGTACTTCTCAAGGACGCCAATAAGGGCAAGAAGGATAGAATTGCCGAGATCGAACAACTCCTGCGTATTCAGAAGCCTTTAGAAGGAGAGGCGAGAACTCAGGCGGAAGCTAGAGTTAAAGAGATCGACGCAAGAATTGAAGAGATCAATAAACTCCACGGCAGAGATCGAGACCCGTATCGTGTCGAGTTGGCTGACATTCGAGCTGAAAAGGAAGAGGTTGTTAAACATCTTGCTGTAAAACAAGCGACCTCCGATCTAGTCGTTGAATCTTTAATAAATGAACTTAAGACCTTAAAAGCTCCAGACGTAAAGAAGGTTTACTCTGCTGGTATCACAGAGAAAGAAGCTGAAGGTATCATCCTCGAAGGAATGTTTGACCGCATCTTAGCTATGCGTGAGAAGCAAATCCTTGACCGTCTCGTTAAGAACATGATTGACGGAACGGAAGACCTTGACGAACAGGCGTTTGAAGAGATCGGCAGAAAGTTCTGGAATACCAAGTTCACAGATTCTGATAAAGCAATCCTGAAAGAAGTTGCACGTGACGAGTTTGAACACGCTAGAGAACGTGAAAAGCTGAAAGCAGTTATCACTGCTTACGCTGATAAAGAGAAACTTACTGGAGCGGACAAGCAGATTCTTTCTCGAATCATCGAAGGTATGAACCGAATGCTGAAGGAACAGCATGATGTTGTGATCGAGAAGAAAACCAAAGGTGCTAAGAACGCCGTTGACTTTAACAAGACCACACCTTCTGTCGAAGCTAATTCTGTTGAAGCTAAAGATGTTGTCCTTGACGAAAAGACTGGCAAACTTCTTATCTTCGGTAAAGAGTACGGTACTTTTATTAAAGACGAATCAGGAAGAATTGTTGTCACGAATCGGGCAGGTAACACACTCACTCCCGCAGAGAACCTTGAGAAGCTGATGGGACGCAAAAACTTCCAAAAGATTTTACGTAAGGCAGAAAAAGAACAAGCACAAGAAGCAAAGCCGAAGGTTGCAAAGGAGACAGAAACTAAAGCTCCTGTGACTGCCGATGAAATTATTGAGGAAGTTAGAGCTGATGCTGTTGACGAGATTGTCGAGAGAGAAGCGGTGAAGTCTGCTGAGACAGAGAAGTCTATCGCCGACTCTGCTTCCACGTTTACGTCCGAGGATTTAGACCGTCCGATCGCTGACTACTATGCTTTAGTGACAGACGATCAGTTCATTACTGCCCGTGTAAAACGAGCTGATGGTTCTGTGACGTGGAAAAACATTTATATAAACAAGGCTAACCCCAACGCTTCTATGAGAACAGCCTTGGGCAATTATCAGAAACAGATCGACCTCGGCAATGTAACGATCATGGGTTGTCCTCTTCGTGGTGGAAAGCGTAAAGGAGCTGATACTGATTGGTGTGCTCAGAATGCTTTCTACCTAACGAACAACAAAAGAGGAAAGACCGACCCTGCGTTTATCTCAGAGAAAAAAGCTCAAACAAAACTCGACGGACGAGTTGCTACGATTAAAGATTCAATCGGTAACGATGACCCGTTGATTCACTTAAAAGCTATGGATTATCCCTTAGAGGAGAAGGAGCTGAAGTCCGTCTTCTTTACCGGGGAAAACGGAGAAGAGATCAACGGTCTCGACTTTGTTAATTCGTTTGAACAAAGAACCCAGCAGCTCTCGATTGCTCCGGGTATGACTCGTGATGCCTTTGAGAAGGAAGTCGCAAGACTTTCCTCAATGGCAAGACTTATTAACGAGAAGCTACCTTACGGCTATCGCAGAGATAATTCCAGTCGCATCAACTCTGCTCGTGGTCTTATGGTAAGAATGAAAGGACTTAATCCGTCCGAGAAGATTTCTGCCTTGAGAGCGTTGCAACAGTTGGACAAGGACTTAGCACCCAACTCCTCACCCTACATCTTCAAAGGTACAGACGAAACACCCTCAGGATTTGGTTACGAGCAGAACGGAAAGATCAACAAGAACGGTAAGAGAGCAGATAAGATTCTTGTACCTAACGGAACCGATGGTGTTCAATGGTCTCCTGCTGTATCACACGAGCTTCTGCACTGGGGCTTTACCAATCTGCTTACGCCTGATGAAAAGATTCAGTTCCTTGAAACTTGTGCCAAGAAGTATTTCAACGAGGATGGGACGGTTAATACCAAGTTAGCAGTGAAGATCGGCGGAAGTAAAGAAGCTGTGTTCAAGGCCGACGGTTCTTTAGATTTAGCTGAGCTTTTCGCATACGAAGGAACAGGTTATTACGGAGATCGTTTAACCAAACAGGCTGCTCAAGCAAACGATTCCTTCTGGGATATGTTGGTATCTAAGTTCAAAGATTTGATGTCTTGGATTCAAGGTATGAGAAACGACATCTCGCCTGAGAATATTGAACTCTTTGAAAAGATTCTCCCAAGTGAGTACAACTCCAATCGTTATGAAGCAGGTGTCCTGTACGACTTAACCGCTAAAGAACGAGTCGCAGTTTCTACGCTTGATTCAAAGACCAATAAAGGTGTTCACGGTTTGAACATTATGAACAACCTTGAGAAGGTTAGAGCTGATGCATTCAGAGCTATGTTCGACCCGTCTATGTCTTTGCTTGATCGAGCCGAAGCAATGAAGAGTGTTGCCGGATACCTCAAGGGAGTGATTCACGGCTCACGTACTGAGATTGGTTCAGAGTACATCGCAAAAATCAGAGGAAAGATTATCGGCTACGCCGAACAAATCTCTTATGCTGAAGGTAATAAGCTCATTGAAAGTAAGTTAAAGACTAATAACTTATTTATCAAAGGCAAGAAAGACAACCGACAGTTCGGCACAGTACTTGAGGTTTATCAAGATCGGTACAAGAGCCTTGGCTACTCAGACGAAGAAGCAAAGAGGTTAGCTGAAGGTTCTGTTATTGATGACGTATTGGATAAGGCAGAACGAGGTGATGCTTTGTATTCTGATGATCTTCTGTTTGATGATGTCGGAGAAGATGCGGGATACCGTGCAACCTACACTCAGTCTCCCGATGCTGACACTCGTTCCTTGTCCCCTGAACGTTTAGCTGAGATCAACGAACAGGCAGAAAAAGAAACATTGGACGAAGCTAATAAGTGGCTGAAGGAAAACAATCTGCCCGAAGTTCATTCCGACAACGAACTGTCTGCCGCTTTTGAAGCAGGGAATATTCCTCGTGAAGAGATGATGGACTTCATGGACTTCTATGAAACCCGTCTCGAAGAACTCAAAGGTACAGCCCAAGCCGAGCTGGTTAACAAAGCTGAAGCGGGAGCTCCGAGAGGAAACAGTGCTGCTGTTCAAAAAACATTGGGCAGACTGTACGACATCATTGCTGACGCAGAAGATTCTGTTATCACAACAATGAAGAACAACGGCTATGCCCTTGCTCCTAACGAACGTCACCGTCCGAGTGTTGCACCTAAGGGAGAGAAGTTCACTCCTCCGTCTAAGCCGAGCGGCCCGAAGACACCTGAGGTAAGCGTCGTCAAAGAAAGCGTTGATGCCAAGACTCTGTTAGGTGAAACAGACGGCATTCCGAATCTTGCGCCTCCGAAGATTAAAGCAGTTCTCGATTCTATTCTTACATCAGAAAAGCCTGAAGTTAGAGACGCCGTTCGTAGAATGCTGTTCCGCTACAGTGAGTTCTTAGGCAGGGATGATTTAACAGTCAGAGATATTGCAAATCTCTTAGACATTGAGCTTCCTGAATTTATTGACCCTGAGAAAGTGGTAGATGCCTCTGCTAGTTTTATTGCGAATCCGAACGGCAGAAAAGCTGATGTTGACTTTTACACAGATGCGACAACTAAGCTCAAGTCAATCGGCTTGTACCTTACTCAGGGAGCGAAGTCTGATGTGAACCAGTTGCTATCCGCCAATCTCTATCTATCCTTAAGCGACAATATGAGTATGGATGTGTTGGAGGATGGAATCAAATACATCTTTGATACAGGGGCTACTCCAAGAGTAAGCCGTGAATCCTACAAGGCAAGACTTCTCAATCTTCCTGAGAACATCCTTGACGGTATGAGAGAGTTCCTGAAGACTGACGATCTTAAGAAAGCATTTGCAGACATTGACTTTGAGAAAGGAACGGAAGGAGCATTCTTTACCATTGACGGCAAGAAGGTTCCTGTCGGTGATGTGGTGCAGACTGTTTACAGCAACCTTGCACCTGAACCTACAACGGTCAAGGCATACACCCCGATAACAGGAGCAATGAACGACGCTATTGACAACGGCTATGCACAGGACGCATCTTCGGCTGCTGTTCAGATTGCCGCTTTGGGTAAGGGATGTACTCCTGCCCAAGCTGAGGTTACGGCGGGTCTGATTCCTACACGT